ATGGTCACATCCCGCCGCTTAGTGGTGCTAGCGATTTGACCGCTGACAGACTTCAGCCCAGCCTGCTCTTTTTCCAACTGCTTTATCTTGCGCGTTGCATCATCAACTTCGCGCAACTTTGCAAGAGCCTCAGCCTGGTCATCCATCAACTGTGCATCAAGTGCCGCCTGACGCAGAATTTCACGATTAGCGGACTCAACAGCGATACGGTCAGCAATCTCACCCGTTGTAACCGTGTAAGCATTATTTAAATCGTCAATAGTGCCAGCGATTGACTCAGGGGTGAAGTTTCCATCTGGGCCACGGTACGGGCTAGTGCGGATATCTTCAATCAAATCTTCAGGCATCTCGTCGTATTGACGAGTCATGCGGTTTCGGATGCCAGATGCAGCAACCGCATCACCAGCGGCTTCTGCCGCATCCAAGTCATTTAAGTCGTTAGCAAACGCATTCCAGTAACGGTAAGTAGGCGTTGAAACCTCAAGTGTACCAAGGCGCATCTTGCGAATGACATCGGCTGCTTTAGCACCCGGAGCAAGACGAGAAATGCTGTACTTCATAACCTGACCGATACGCACAGCCTTTGCGCCAACAAGAGTCGGGTCCAAAATTAGCGAAGCGACCATCGATGTAGCATCAAGCATGGTTTCGCGTGCTTTAGAACCACGAGCAGGATCAAAAGGTACGTCTTCAGCGGCACCACCTAGCACCATTCCCGTGCCGCCAAGGTGTGCAGAATTGATCTGCCGCATTAGTTCTTGCGAGTTGCCGTCAGCCTTGTTGTAAATCAGGTCACGGATGTACGGCAAAGCAAGTTCATTGCCTGCGTACTTGTCAACCAGTGTAGAAATAATCGGATCTGGTGTACCCATGACGGTCGCCCGGTGAATATCCAGCATGACCTGGACCTGTATCGGGGTGTACTCACCAGAGTCCTTAATTTCCTGTATGTAATCTTGATTGTACTGGCCCTTACGGGTGGCGTAGTACGCATTAGGGCTAACCACTCCAGCATAAAAATCGACAAGAGTTTTAGCCCCGACGACATCTATGCCGTCACTATTGATATCCGTGTTGTATTGACCCGCACGAAGAGCATTCATGACAGCATCGCTCGCAAGAACAAACGGCTCAATCAAAACACCAAAAGCCTGAATCGCTTTATCCGCAGCCTTCTGCACAATGTTTGGATCAGAAAAAGCATCAGCAGCAGCCGTTTCAATCTTCGCTGCAACAACATCAGGCAAGACCGAGGCTAAAATCGGATCGGCTTCCTGCAAAGTAAGATAAACGTTGCGGATATCCGTCTGCGATCCAACCTCACTCGCAGCGATAACCTTATCAGCGGCATCATTCAAAACACCAAAATTGATGATCTGCGCCAACTCATCGGGCGTAACATCAATGCCGTCCTCTTTAAGCATGTCAAGCAGCATGTTGACAGACTTGTACCCATCAAACCCGTCAGGTATCTTGCGACGCATCTCTTCACGACGCAACAACTGCTCAGCCTGCTGAACAAAAAAACTACGAGGCTTCGGCTGAACGTAACTTAGCCCTGTACCATCTGGACTAAACGATGGCGCAGCAACCAAACCCTGCACTTCTGGAAGCGGAGCCACCTCAGGGGCACGTTCACTTGCACGCCTAAGTTCACGGTACGTGTCAGAAACATCTAAACGTCGCGCTTCCTCGCGCCTGCGTGCTGCTTCGGGACCGAAATCGAACCTAGGTTCAAGGTCAACGACTTGATCACCAAATCCCATGTTGTCTTCAGTATCAACATCGGTGTTAGTTCTACGGCGATTAGGTGGTTCGCCTACCTCGTAAGGAACGCTCACACGCCACGCCGATACAGCACATCACTAATGGCTTTCAAAGTTGGGTCACCTGTGCGCTCGTACAAGTTTTGCACTGTACTTAACATAGAGGTCATTCTTTTTGACTGCGCTGAAACAGGAGCGGGACCTGCACCAGGGCCAAAAGGTGCGCCAGCAGTCACAGGCTCATCCGGTCGCTGCGTAGGCGACATGAGAGGAGCCATGCGTTGCGCTGCACGCTGAGTCGCACGACCAGCGCCACCACGGCGAGTAGCGCGAGCAGTAGCCTGCCCAGACGCACTCATCGGAGCAGCCGACTGCATCTCCTCAAGTTCCTGATTCTCACCATACGGCATACCAGACACGTCAGACATGACCTGCTGCGGACCACCATCCGTGCGCTGAGACAAACTACCCGGCCCCGACACTGGTGCAGGATTTTGTGGACGACGCATACCGCCTCGTTGTTCAGCCATCCTCATCCTCCACATAAACAATTCTAGGTTCAATTAGTTCAGAGCCAGGAGTGGGACCATACTCGTCCTCATCTTCCTCTGGATCACCCAAATGCCCATACTCATGTAACGTGTACAAAGACTGGTCAAACAACTCTTTCATTCGACCAACCATGTCGTCGGCAATATCAGGTGACCAGGCAACACCTTGAGCAACGATACCCAAGTGCAAATCAAGGTAGGCAAGATGAACGCTCATGTCGCGCATTGGAACTTTCACTTTCTTGCCTCCCTAATTTGTTACTAGCCCTTACCCTTGGTTCCCTTGGTGTGCATACCAAACTTGATCTTGTCCATGTCGCTGGACTTGCTTCCACTCTTGTCGTGGATCGGAGCCGCGACCGGGGCTGTACCGTGTCCACCCTTGTTAGGCTGTGGCATTATCTTCTCCCTTTACCATCGTTCTTTGTTGGCCCAATAGGCCGCTGACATTTTTCCTTTAGCGATGTTTTTTCCGTGACGCGATTTAAAGTCTTTACGTTTTTGTTTCATTTCAGCGGATTCGCCTTTTTTGGGTTTACCCGCTGTCTTTGCGCCTTGCTCACCAAATCGAATTGTTTTAACTTTGTTGCCTTCTTTGGCTACGACAACTCCCCACTTTGTGGGATGATTAGGTGTGCGCTTCGGTTTGTTATAGCCAGAAACACCAGCACGCTCAAGGCGCGAATCTTTCTTGGCGGGCATTACATCGGCTTATTCGGCTTGTTCTTCTTCTTCTCCTCAGCCATAGCCTTAGACAAAGAATCAGCCTTCTTCTTCTCCCGCATCTTCGCTACTTTCGTGGCGCGAGCGGTGCGACGCTTCTGGTTCGGCGGCTCGCCCTTCTTACCCTGGTTGCCGTCCTTGTAGGTGCGCTTAGGGGCTGCTTTCTTAGCAGTAGACTTTTTCTTCGCAGGCATTACTTCTTCTTCCTTTTGACGGCAGCATTATCAACGAGATTCGGGTAAGGCCGACCGGCCTTCTTAGCGCGAGCCTTAGCAGCAGACTTCTGTGCAGGAGTCAACGGCGTAGACTTCTTCTTGGGATTCTTCTTATCCCAAAACTGTTTACGGGCGGCGGCCATTCTCAGGTGCCTTCTCAATCTTCACGTTGGGCATTTGGCTAGCGTTCTCGGGATGATTCCCGTCGCCACCCATCTTCTGCTCCGTGTCCATCCAGCAACCACAACTAACACACATACATACTCCTAGATAGGTAGACGACGGCTAACGCCAGCCGACAGGTTCGGTTCGCCACCAGCGCCAAGGCTCGCCATGAGCATCTGCAAGTCAGGACGCCCACCAGCGCCCATGCCAGCCTGACCCGGTGCGACACCACGGAGAAGACCAGTAGCCTCACTGATTCCCTCTAGGCCGTTCCCGCCACCACCAGGGGGAGCCTCGCCAGGGGCACCGACCATCCCTGCGGCTTCCTCACCTGCTTGCTCAACCCCCGGTGGTGTGGGCATCTCCTCAGGCGCAAACGCCTCCGACACCACCTCTTCTATGGGTCGGCCCTTTTGTCTTCCAAGGATAATTTCTGAAAGTCGCGCAAGCACATCGCCAGGGTTTTGCCCAGCCTGAGCCAAAACGGGAATCGCTTGAGCGTACCCCGCGACAGCCTGCTTCAGCGCGTCCCGCATCTCTTCGATATCGACGCGCTGCTCCTCCTCGGAAGCATTCAAAGCAAACGGCATCTGCCGCCTAAGGAAATCACGGCTGATCAAACGATCACCGCGAGCCTGCAAACCGAACACAAGTGCCCGGTTCGGATCCAGCCCAGCCATAAGACCATACTGGACATCAACAGTGTAGTCGCCCTTAATGTCCTTCTCAGGGCGGTACTTAATCTCGTATGGTGTTCCGTCACTGTTACCACGGATCGTCTTATTCTCCGACCCGAACAGCATCTCGTCAACCATGAAGGCTTTGCGTACAAGGTTCTGGAAAGTCTTGGCGAACATCGCCTGACCAGTTCGGATTTGCGTATCAAACCCTGACATGAGGGCTTGCACGCCTCGCCCGGTCACAATAGAACCCTGAACCTCGCCAGTGCGAGCGTCGGGGTAACGTGAACCTTGACGCAATTCTTGATCCAAAATGCCCTGCTGCGCGAACGCGGACGACGGAACCTCAATCGGTACACGCCGAACCCGCTCGCCGTTGGCTGTGCGGATCACACTATCCGGCCCGAGCGCAAGTTCTTGCGCGTCAGGCGGCAAAACAATAGGAGCCTGCACTGCCTTCTGCGCCGCCTCCAAACTCAACAACGCGAAACGGGCCTTAGCAACCTGCACCGCAAGAACATCATCGAACTGGCCGTGCGAATCCTCGTCAACACCAGGACGCTGCGTCCACTCAATCAGGCACTCACCGACAGGGTTCTTTGTTGATTCCAGAACCATAGCGTTACGTGCCGGCAGGAACAGCATGTCAACTTTAGCGTCATGGTAGCGGACAACCTCTACCAGTTCGTTACCAGTTGACGACTCCTTAATGGACGCTGCCGCCTGCGGGTACATTGACATTAGTTCGTCGCGGGTCTTGTAGAATGAGAAGAACCCTGCCTCGATCTGGCCCCAACGGTTGAACACGGGGTACGCGCCGATGGAATCCATGAACGTAATGCGGGGCATCATGTTCGCGGCATCAATTTCCACCATCGCTGGCACGAAACCATACGTGAAGTAACGGTCAGTGGCCGTGTACATTTGCCGCTGAACGTCGCTGAAGTCAAGATAGCCGTTCACGATGCGGGTGCGCTTTTCAGCGAACTCGCGTGCCGTGTCCGAAATCATCTTCGCGCTCGCGCAGTTGAACGCTGGTAGCGGTGCCATAACCTCAGCGAGGTCACGGGCAGCAACATCCACCATGTTCGCGACAATGCCCCGGTCGAACGGACCCTCAGGGAACAAGTCAGGGTAAACGTCCCGCATGCGGCCCTGACGGACAGCGAGAACGTTCTGCATGCGCTGGTCACGGTCAGCC